GGTTTCGCGCGACCGTGTTATTTTTTTAGCCAAAAATTATCTAATCCAGAAACCCTTATTTATAAAGGCTTTTAGCATGGCATATAAACCAAGTGAAATGACTGCATCGCAGATCCAAACCGAACTAGGAATAGACGGGAGAAAGCTAGGACAGTTCTTAGCTAGGATCAAACCAATAAGAGAAAATGGTAAATTTAAATATTATCTGATCCAAGATGTTATTGAGGTCATCTATAAAAGTAAGAGCAATGTTGTTCCACTGGATGAACTTAAGAAGAAGAAATTACAAGCTGAGGCAGAACTAGCTGAACTTGAGGTTGAAAAGGAAAAAGGCAATCTAATTCCAGTTAAGTATATTGAACGCCAATGGGCCAATCTAGTGATAGCTTGTAAGTCTAAGTTATTATCTATCCCAACTAAGCTAGCGCCAGTGATGGCTACTGAAACCGATATTAATGTATGTAAGAATATGATGGAAGAACAACTCAACCAAGCATTGAGTGAACTAAGTAAAGGAGATGACATTGAAACAATTGAACCTAGTCAACCAGCTTCAGATGTTAGTGATCAAGACGAGCAAGGAGTTCCAACCGCCAGAGCCGTTGACGATCAGTCAGTACGCGAACAAAAATAGATATTTATCTGCCGAAGCATCATCTGAGAGTGGTAAGTATTATGTTGAGCGAGCATGGTATCAAAAAGAAATGATGGATGCGATCAATGACCCAATGGTTAAACAAGTTGTTTTAAAATGTTCATCCCAAGTTGGTAAGACTGAGATCTTATTAAATATTCTACTCTATTACATTGCTCATGAACCGAGTCCAATTTTATATGTAATGCCAACTCTTCAAATGGCTCAGGCTTTATCTAAAGATCGTATTGCACCAATGATCAGAGATAATCCTGTACTAATAAATTTATTTGGAGATCCAAAATCTAAAGATGGTGACAATTCAATCTTACATAAAAGATTTAATGGTGGTCATCTTACAATCTGCGGTGCGAATAGTTCTAGTTCATTATCATCAAGACCAGTTAGAATTATTCTTTTAGATGAGGTATCGCGTTATCCAGCAAGCGCTGGCTCTGAGGGAGATCCAGTTAATTTAGCAATCAAAAGATCCCAAACATTTTGGAACTCAAAAATAATAATGGTATCTACACCAACCATCAAAGGTGCATGCAGAATTGATAATGCATTTGAAAATTCTGATAAAAGATTTTTTAAAGTCCCATGTCCAGATTGTAATGAATATCAAGTTTTAAAATGGAAGAATGTCAGATGGGTTAATGACGATCCTGAAACAGCAGAGTATTGCTGTGAGCATTGCGGATCTTTATGGAATGATCCCAAAAGATGGAGAGCCGTTAGAAAAGGTATCTATGAACCTACAGCAGAATTTAATGGTGTAGCTGGATTTCATATATCTGAACTTTATTCATCATGGAGTAAACTTTCAACAATGGCACAATCATTTTTAGAAGCTAAGAAATTTCCTGATCAATTAAAAACATTTATTAATTTATCACTTGGAGAAACATGGGAAGATAAAGGTGATGCATTAGATGAAACAGAATTATTATCTAAAAGAGAAGAATTTGATAAAGACACAGTTCCAAATGATGTCTTGGTTATTACTGCTGGAATTGACGTTCAAGATACGTCAATTCATATTAGCTATTTAGGATATTCTAAAGATGAAATTATCCATGTCATTCATCATGAAGTTTTAAATGGAGATCCATCAACTGCTATGTTGTGGGCTTCATTAGATAAATCATTAGATCAAATTTTCACAAGAAAAGATGGAACAAGATTAAAAGTTGCTTCAGCTTGTATTGATAGTGGTGGACATTTTACTCAATCTGTTTATGCATACTGTAAACCTAGATTTAGAAAAAGAATATTTGCGATAAAAGGTGTTAGTGGAGATAGAGCCATATTTCCTAAAAGACCAAGTCTTAATAACACTGCGAGAATACCACTGTTTCTGATCGGAGTAGATAGTGCTAAAGATATATTCTTTAATCGTGTCAGGCGGGAGGGATTGATCAAGTTTTCCTTTCATCTTGATCAAGAATATTTCTCAGAGTTAATTTCTGAGAGGGTTGTCACGAGGTTTAGGCAAGGATCTCCGATCCGAGTATATGAGCGAACGCGTAGGCACAATGAGGCTCTTGACTGTTGGGTTTATGCGTTTGCCTCTTATATGGGCTTAAATCCAAACTTTAAAATGATTGAACAAAACTTGACCAAATCTCAAAATGATATTCAAGAGAACAAAGATAAACCTAGACCAAATATGCGAACAATCGTAAGGAATGATTTTGTAAACTCTTGGAAGAATAAGTAATAATGGCAAATATTTTAACAGAACCACTATCGGATTTTCCTGAAACTATTAGAGCGGGAGATACAGTAAAAGTAAAACGATCTGATATTGGAACTGATTACCCAAATTCTACATACACAGCTAAGTTTGAAGCAAGATGTTTTGATCATAAAGTTGATACTATATCTATCACCGCAACAGCAGATGGTGATGATTATCTATTTACTTTTTTAGCTACAGCAACAGCAAATTATCATGTAGGAGATTGGGCTTTTATTATCACAGTAACAGATGGAACAAACCGAGTTACAGTTGATGAGGGAACATTTAAAGTTTTACAAAATATACCAACTGATAATACTACAGATACAAGATCACATGCTAGAATTGTATTAGATAAGATTGAAACTTTATTAGAGGGTAAAGCAGATGCAGATGTTCAAAATTATTCTATCAATAATAGATCTTTAACAAAAATGTCTATAGACGAATTGTTAAAATGGAGAGATTATTATAGAACTGAAGTTTTAAGAGAAAAAAGAATAGAACGCGCTAAATCAGGTAAAGGATCTGGCAACAGAGTTTTAGTGAGATTTTAATTATGGGAATATTTGATAGATTTTTTAAAAAGGATTTTAAAAAGAGAAGATATGATGGTGCATTAATTGACCGTCTAAGAAACGACTTTGTTGGTTCAACACAAAGTGCGGATAGTGAAATAAGATTTAGTATTAGAAAATTAAGAGATCGTTGTAGAGATCTACATAGAAATAACGCTTATGTAAAACGATATGTAAATTTATTAAAAACAAATATTATTGGATCAATGGGTATTAAGTTGCAATCACAAGTCATTGATCAAGATAAGACTCCAGACTTTGTAGCTAATGCTCAGATTGAACGTAACTTTACAGAGTGGTCAAAAAAAGGAACTTGTACTGCTGATGCAAGATCATCTTTTTTAGATATACAAAAATTAGTCATAGAAAATTTAGCAATTGATGGAGAAGTCTTAATACAAATTTTACCTAATGCTAAAAATGATTTTAGATTTGCAATCAATGTTATTGATATTGATTATTTAGATGAAGAGAAAAATGAAAAATTATCTAATGGTAATGAAATAAGAATGGGTGTTGAGATGGATGGAAATAGAAAGCCAGTTGCATATCATGTTTTTACAAGTCATCCTTATGATTATAATTTTTCTAATTCATTAAGAAGAGAAACAAAAAGAATACCAGCAGAAAATATTATTCATATTTATATTCAAGAACGACCATACCAAACAAGAGGCGTTCCATTCTTAACTCCAATCATTACTCAATTAAAACAATTAGATGGTTATCTAGAAGCTGAATTAGTTGCTTCAAGAGTTGCCGCTTCTAAGATGGGATTTTTTACATCACCAGATGGTGAGGGATATACTGGAGATGGTGAAAGCGTAGATGGTAATAACAGATTAATGAATGTTGAAGCGGGTACATTTGAACAATTACCAAGTGGTGTTGATTTTAAAACATTTGATCCAAATCATCCTACACAACAATTTGAAAGTTTTATTAAAACAATTTTAAGACAAGTTGCATCAGGTTTAAATGTTCCATACAATGAATTAGCTAACGACTTAGAGGGAGTTAGTTATTCATCATTAAGACAATCGGTTTTAGAAGCTAGAGAATATTATAAATTTATGCAAAGATTTTTAGCACAACATTTATTAGAGCCTATTTATTTAAAATGGTTAGAGATGGCTATCATGTCTAATAAATTAAATTTACCAATGACAAAATTTGATAAGTTTACAAGAGTTCGTTTTGTTGGAAAAGGATTTAGTTGGATTGATCCGCAAAAAGAAGCACAAGCAAATGTCTTGCTATTAAAGAATGGTTTAATCAGTGTTCAAGATGTCCAGCAGAATTACGGTAGAGATACAGATGATCTTTATGCTCAATTACAATCTGAGAAAAATTTAAGAGATAATTTTGAAATTAGTACAGCTTACGAACCATTCGGTGCAATGAGCCAAGACGGCATCCAAACACCTGAGGATAATAATGACAACTAACTTTCCGAAAAAAGGTGATGATAAAAAAGTATCTTTAAGAAACTCAGAATATGAGAGATTTCCATTAGACTTTGCAGAAAACATAAAGCAACAAACTCCAGAGATCTGGAAAGCTGGAGGAAACATTGAGGGTAATAGATCTTATAGAATATTAAAAGATCATATTGAAAATGGAACTGATAGTCCAACTGTAGAAGCTAAGATTAGAGAACGAGAAGCATGGATGGCTAGACATAAAGAAGATGGATCTCAATTTATAGGTGGTGATTTATCTCCAAATTTGTCTAATGTTGGGGGCATAGTCGCATTGATTAAATGGCTTGGAGTTAATCCAAAGCTAGGCGTACAAGGAATGAAAGATATTATACTGGAATTAACTAAGAAATTAGAGGGTAGAAAATCCAGACAATTATCTGCTGAAGTAGAAAAAGGCATCCAAAATAAAGTTGACCAACACAACGAAGAAGTTAAAGATTTAAATAAGAAATGGAACGCAAGAATAACTTTTGCGAAAGCGGTCATAGTATTTGAAAGAGGAATTGGGGCTTATAAAACTAACCCTTCATCTGTTAGACCGAACGTAGGCTCACCAGAGCAATGGGCTTACGCAAGATTAAATTCATTTTTATTTGCTCTAAAGAATGGAAGATTTCAAGGTGGTAAACATGATACTGATTTACTCCCTGAAGATCATCCAATGAAACCTGAGGATAAGGAAAAAGAAGAAAAAAGTATGGAAAAATTTGATAAAAGACACATTGAAAAAATTGAAGAAGATGAAAATTCAGTAACAATAAAATTTAAAAAACATGAAGCAGAACCAGAAATGGTAGAAGAAAGAGCGGAAGATAAAGATAAAGAAGATAAGTCTATGCATGACGATAAAGAGGAAAAAGATATGCATGAAGAAAAAGATATGCATGAAGATAAAGAAGAAAAGTCAGGTCATGAAGATGAAGAAAAAAAATCTGAAGAAGATAAAGATCAAAAAGATAGATCTGAAAAATCTCAAAAATTTTTCAGATCAGTATCAATTAAAAAAAGAAATATAGATGAAAATAATAGAACTGCTGAATTTTCATTTATGTCAGATAACCCAGTTGAAAGAGATTTTGGAATTGAGAGTATAGATGTCACTAAAACACAAATGGATTTTATTGCCTCAGGTAATGCACCATTGCTTTTAGATCATGACATGAAATCTCAAATAGGTGTCATTGAAAAGGCGGAAATTGTCAACGGTAAAGGTAGAGCCGTTGCGAGGTTCGGAAAATCTCAGCTAGCAAGAGAAGTCTTTGAAGATGTCAAAGAGGGTATTCGTAAGAATATATCTGTAGGATACCTGATTAAAGAAATGGATAAAGTAGAAGATAATGAAATGCAAGATGGAGATGGAACTCCGTTTTACAAAGTAGGTATTCAACCTTTAGAAATTTCTATAGTGTCCGTTCCAGCAGATACATCTGTTGGTATCGGTAGATCATTAACAACAAAACAAAAGGTAACAATAATGGAAAACAAAGAAGTAAAAAAACCAGTTGCCGAGGAAGTTGTAAACAAAGATCAAATTCAAAAAGCTGAGAGTGCAAGAATTAGAGAAATCTATGCCATTGCAAAAAAACATAATTTGCAAGATATGGCAGATGCATCTGTAAGATCTGGTCACTCAGTTGCGGAATTTAAAGGTCTTGTTTTAGACAAAGTCGGAACTGAAAAACCTTTAGAAGCTAACCCAGCAGAAGTTGGTTTAAATTCTAAAGAACAAAAAAGATACTCAATGATCAATGCAATTAAAGCATCGTTAACTAACGATTGGTCTAATGCTGGTTTTGAAAGAGAAATCAACCAAGAGATTGCAAAAAGAACTGGAAAATCTGCAAGAGGATTTTACGTTCCATCTGATGTATTCAAAAGAGATTTAACTCAAGGAACTGCAACTGCGGGTGGTCACGTAACTCCAGATGTTCACAGAGGTGATCTTTTTATTGATGCATTAAGAGATCAATCTGTTGTTCAAGCGGCGGGTGCTACTGTATTTAGAGGTCTTAAAGGTGATATTAAAATCCCAAGACTTACTACTAAAGGTACAGTTGGTTTCGTAGCTGAAAATAGTGCAGTATCAGAAACTAACCAAGCGTTTGATCAAGTAACGATGACTGAGAGAACTTTAGGTGGATTTGTAGATCTATCTAGAGTGTTAATCAACAACTCAGATCCATCAATTGAACAAATCATTAGAAACGATATGACATCACAAATCGCTCTTAAAATTGACGAAGTTGCTTTTGAGGGTGGCGGATCAAACGAGCCAACTGGTATTACTCAAACAAGTGGTATCGGTGATGTTGCAATCGGAACTAACGGTGGTGCAATTACTTACTCAGCAACAATTGATCTAATCAAAGAAATTGCTCAGGACAATGCACTAAAAGGTTCTTTAGGTTACGCGGCAACTCCAGAAGTTGTTTATCAGATGAGAAAAACTCCAAAAGTTTCATCAACTGATAGCGTGATGATCATGGACAATGCTAACCAATTAAATGGTTACACTGTTTACCAATCATCTCAATTACCTAAGGATTTAACTAAAGGTACTTTATCGGGTACTGCTCATGCAATGATCTTTGGTAACTGGCAAGATTTATTAATCGGTTACTACTCAGGATTAGATGTATTAGTTGATCCTTATACTGGTTCATCTGCTGGTACAGTGAGATTAAACTTCTTCACTGGAATGGATGTAGCAGTAAGACACGCTCAAAGTTTCGCGGCTATCTTAGATATAGACGAAACAGCGTAATTATTGAGATATTAATCAACTCAATTTATCTGGCGGGCTTATCTCCCTTGAGTCCGCCAGAGCCTTAATAAAATGAAACAAATAGATTTAGGCAAAATTCCAGAGATCAGAAACCGAGCAGTCGGACTCAAAAACAGTGTTTTAAAAACAATTAAGCGTAAGAAAAAAAATGGAACTCCCAAATCAGATCACCATAAAAGGTAAAAAGTGGGAGATCAAACAACTCACTAAAGATAATCCTGAAACTAAAAGGATAGATGGTGAGGCTGATTTAGATAAAAAAATCATAAAACTCAATATAGATCTAGACCATGATCAGCTATTGATTACAATCATCCATGAATTATTACATGTTATTTTTTATAATCATAGGCTAAGGCTTAAACTAAGAACTGAAGAAAAATATGTAGATATTTTTTCTAAAGATCTGGTAAAGATATTATTGAATAAGAAAAATAAAAAATTATTAAATGCAATAAAGGAATTATTATAATGGCAGTAGAAGATGCAGATTTAAGAGCCTATTTTTTTAATACCGATGAGTTTGGAGTAAGCGCTACCGTAACTCCAAGTGGAGGTAGCGCAACAGCTATTAATGTTATTTTTGATAAACCTGATGAAACTTTAACTTTAGGCGAAGCTGGTATTACATCTCACAGACCAAGAATTACTTGTAGAGAAAGTGATATTAGTAATGTTGTATTTGGAGATAGTGTAGTTGTTAATTCAACAAATTATACTGTTGCAGAAATATTAAAAGATGGCACAGGAATTGCTGAAGTTTATTTAGAGGAAACAGTATAACATGGCACATCAAAGAAAAACAATTAGAGATCAAGTTGTGACAACTTTAACTGGGCTTACAACTACAGGATCAAATGTATTTAATTCTAGAATTTATCCAAATGAACAATCTAAATTACCATTGTTAAATATTTATTCTTTATCTGAGGCTTCAGAATTAGACGCAACTGGAGGATTACTTAGAACTATGGATTTAGTAGTTGAGGGTTTTGCTCAAGCCAATTCAAATATAGAAAATACTATGGATACCATTGCTAAAGAGGTTGAGGAAGCCTTAGGCGCTGATCATACTTTAAATGGTACTTGCACAACACATTCATTAAGTTCAACAGAAATTAGCCTTAATAATGAGGGTAATCTACCGCTAGGAGTGGTTCGCCTAGTGTTTAGTGTTATTTATAGAACCTCACAAACCGATGTAGAGGCATTAATTTAATGGTTGACCAATACATCAAAAACTTTAAGGAGTAGTAATTATGGCAACAGTAAGTGGAAATAGTGGTGCAGTTTATATCGGAAGCAATCAAGTTGCTGAAGTAAAATCTTTTGACATCACAGAAACAGATAACATCATTGAAAGTACATCAATGGGTGATACTTCAAAAACTTTTGAAGCGGGTTTAAAAGAAGCATCAGGAACTATCACTTGTCACTTTGACAAATCAGATAGTACAGGACAAGAAGCAATGACTGTAGGTGCATCTGTAACTTTAAACCTATATCCCGAGGGAAATTCTACTGGAAACAGAGAAATTTCAATGACAGCACAAATCACAAGCGTAGGTGTTTCTGAAGCAATCAACGAAATCGTTGAGAGATCTTTTGGATTTACTGCGGATGGTGCTGTTACTCATGGAACTGTTGCATAATAATTTTTTATGTCAGTAATTGATAAAGTAAAAAAAGATTATAATTCGCAATCTGAACAAATCATCAAAGTAGAAGAATGGGATACAACATTTGTTGTAAAACCAATGAACTTAGATGAACAAAGAAGATTAATAGAAAAACAAAAAGTCAGTGAGATAGAAGCTATTGTGGATCTATTAATTATGAAGCTATTAAAAGAAGATGGAAAAACTAAAGCATTTAGTCTTGAAGATAAAAAGACTTTAATGACTGAAGCTAGACCAGATGTTTTAACTAAGATCGTTGAGCAAATTGGTTCTAACACAACTCCATCTACTCAAAAAAAAAGCTAAAATCAGATCCAGAATTATTTGCAATATATCAATTAGCTGAGATCTTGCACAAATCCATAGATGATATAAAGTTAATGTCAGTTGAGGAATTTGACGGATGGATGGCTTATTTCCAACTCAAAGACGAACAAAGTAGATTAAAGCATGGCAAGTAATAATTTAAAATTTCAAATATCTGCGGTTGATAGAACCAAGCAAGCATTTAGTGCTGTAAAAAGAGGACTTGGATCTGTTACCAAAGCTGTTTTTAGTTTTAAAGGCGCATTAGCTGGCGCAGTTGGTATTGGAGGTATTGGATTACTTGTAAAAAATTCATTAGAAGCAACTGATAGAATTGGAAAATTATCTGGCGTTCTTGGTATATCAACTAAAGATTTACAAACATTTAAATTAGCTTCAGAAATTGGTGGTATTGAATTAGAAACATTTGCCAAAGGTGTTAGAAGATTTACAGACAACATTGGTGATTTTAAAATAGGTGTTGGAGAAGCTAAAGTTGCTTTTGAACAATTAGGTATTTCACAATCAGATGTTTTAAAAATTGAAAATGATCAAGTTGCTTTATTAGGTTTAGTTGCAGATAAATTAAATAATGTAGAGTCAGGTGCAATTAAAACAAAACTTGCTATTGAAATATTTGGTGGAAGAGGTGCTGAATTAATCAATGTATTAGATGGTGGATCTGAAGCATTAAGAAAATTTGCACAAGAGTCAAAACAATTTGGTTCTTTAAGTGACAAGCAAGTAAGATCAGTTGAAGCATTTAATGACAGCGTTGTAAGATTACAAACTGTATTTGCAAATTTAGTTAATAAAATTGTAGCTGATTTATCACCAGTATTATTAAAATTATCAGACAATATAAGAAATAATTTTTTAGAAGTTATAAAAGATGGCAATGATTTTTCTAAAAAATTTGCAATATCTATAATTGATGGTGCTGAAGCATTAACTTTATTTGCGCAACAATCTTTAGTTGCCGCAAAAAATATTGGAGTTTTTGGATCTAATTTATTTGATTTATTAAATATTAAAGCATTATTTACAGGAGAAAGTTTTAAAAAAGAATTTAAATCATTTGAAGAAATACCAAAATCAATTTCTCCAGAATTATTAAAACGATTTGATAAATTAAGAGATTCTATTAGAAATATTGCGGAAGATACTAAAGGAACTTCAGATAATTTAAAAAAAGTAGGAACAACAGCTAAGGATAATGTTAAACCTATTTTAGGAACAATAGAAGATAGATTAAAAAGATTAAAAGATGCCTCAAGCCAATTTGGTAACGCAATTGCAAATGGATTTGAAAAAGCCGCATTAGAGGGTCAAAGATTAAAAGAAACAATTAGAGAAATTGGAAAAGAAATAATTAAGATTGCATTTAGAAAAGCAATCACAGAACCACTTGGAGAAAAACTTGGCTCTATTATTAGAGGTGGAATAGGATCAATACTCGGAGGCGTTACAGGTAAAAGAGCAAGCGGTGGAACAGTTCAAGGTAATAAACCATATTTAGTTGGAGAACGTGGCGCTGAAATGTTTATTCCAAATAGAACTGGAATGATTGTTCCAAATACTGCCATGGGTGGATCTGTAAATGTAACTCAAAATTTAAATATTATGCCAAATGTTTCAGATACAGTAAGAGGTGAAATATTTAGCGCATTACCATTAATTAGAGAGCAAGCAGTTCAAGCTATTATTGAAGCTAGATCTAGAGGTGGTGTTGCAACGAAAGCATTAGGATTAAAATAAAATGGCAATATTAACAATACCTAAAACAACTTTTTTCAGATCCGCAAGTTTTGGACTAGAAGAAAATACAGAAACATTTACATCTCCAATATCAAATACTATCCAAACTTTAGCTAGAACTGGAGGAAGATGGTATTTAACAATTAATTATGCACCGATGAAACGCGCAGACGCACAAAGCGTCATAGCGTTTCTTACAAAGCTAAGAGGTAGAGTCAATTCATTCTATGGTTATGATCCATTATCTACAACTCCGCTTGGAGATTATTCAGGATCAACTTTATTAGTAAATGGTGCAGATCAAACAGGAACATCTTTAACTGTAGATGGTGCTGAAGCATCAACATTAATATTAAAAGCTGGAGATTATTTTGAAGTTAATAACGAATTAAAAATGGTAACTGATGATGTTACATCAGATGGATCAGGTAATGCAACAATTAATTTTTCACCAAGTTTAAGATCATCACCAAGCGATGATGCATCAATAACTTTATCTAATCCAAATTGCGAAATGAAATTAGATAATGATAGCGTAACATGGAGTGAGGGAGTAGATAGTTTTTATAATATCTCTTTTAGTGGCGTTGAGGTATTCTAATGGCAAAAACATTAACGACATCTAATGCAAATGTCTTAGATGACAGCGTCATCATACCTATTCATTTTTTAAAAATAGAATACACATCAGGAACTTTATATTTAAATACATCTGATAGATCTTTAACTTTTGGTGGTCAGGAATATATCGCGGGTGCTGGTATTGCTAGCATATCATCCATAGAAGAAACTCAAGAATTACAAGCATCAGGAATACAAGTTCAAATATCTGGAGTAGATAGTAATAATGTTTCTATAGCGTTAACTGAAAATTTTAAGAATATTGACGCAACATTATATTTAGGTTTTTTAAATACATCAACTTATGTTTTAGAAGATGACCCATTTATTATTTTTAAAGGAAAAATAGATACACAAAATATACAAATAGATGGTGAAACAGCAACTATAGTTATTGAAATAGAAAATAGATTAATTGATTGGGAACGCCAAAGAATAAGTCGTTATACAAACAATGATCAATTATCAAAACATTCAGGCGATGTTGGATTAGAATTTGTTCAGCAGTTAGTAGAAAAAGAATTATTCTGGGGAGTTGAAAACTAATGGGATTTTTTTCAGGTATTTCTAGTTTAGTTAAAAGTGCAGTTGCAACAGCAACAAAAGCTATTGCAAAAAGAGGCGGTATTAAAGGAATATTAACTGGAGGAATTAAACAATTTGCAATTTCATTTATTGCTACAGCAGTATTTTCTTATGCATATAAAAAATTAGCGGGTAAACCGAAAGAACCAGATCTTACAGGATTTGATAGCGAGATAACAAATCGTTCTACATTAATTAAATCACCAATCAGTGCTAGACAAAAAGTTTATGGAAAAGTTAAAAAATCAGGAACTTTAGTTTATGCCTCTACAACTGGAAGCGATAATAAATATTTACATTTAGTTATTGCATTAGCTAGTCATGAAATTCAATCAATTGATAAAGTTTATTTTAATGATCAAGCTATTGATTTATCTACTGATATTGATGGATCAGGTAATGTAACCTCAGGAACTTTTAATGGTAAAGCTAGAATTAAAACTGCTTTAGGAACAACAACTCAAGCGGCAGATAGTGATTTAGTTTCTGAAGATAGTAATTGGACATCATCACATCAATTAAAAGGAATAGCTTATCTTTATGTAAGATTAGAATATGATGTAGATGTATATCCAAATGGTATTCCAAATATATCAGCATTAATTCAAGGTAAAAAATTATTAGATTATAGAACTTCAACAACTGCTTATTCAACAAATCCAGCTTTAGTAATTTATGATTATTTAACAAGCAGTGATGGAATGAACGCTTCAACATCAGAAATTGATACAACATCTTTTACAAGCGCCGCTAATGATTGTGAAGATAGCATTACATTAAGTGATGCATCTACTCAAAATAGATATGATTGCCATGGAGTTGTCACATTAGATAAAAAACCTATTGAAATTATTGAAGATATTTTATCATCATGTGTTGGAACTTTAACATACGAGCAAGGTAAATTTGTTTTAAAAGTAGGTAAATCAAGATCATCATCTAAAACAATTACCCAAGATGACATTGCTGGAGAAATAAATGTTAGAGCAAAACCAAAAAGACAAGAACTTTATAATCAAGTTAGAGGAACATTCTCAGATGAAGATAATAATTATATTGCTACAGATTTTCCAATTCAAGAAAGTTCAACATATATTTCTGATGATGGAGAAACAATCTCAAGAGAAATTCAATTACCCTTTACTACCAATGTAGCTATGGCAGAACGTATAGCTTTGATTTTATTAAAACAATCAAGGCAAATGATTTCATTAAATTTTATTGCTAAACCAACTTTACTTAATTTATCAGTTGGAGATGTTGTTACATTAACATTAGATAAACTTGGTTTTACTTCAAAACAATTCCTAGTAACGAGTTATATGTTAAACGAAAATCTAACATCTGATATTTCATTACAAGAATATAATTCTACAGTTTATGATTATGATAGTGCTACAGATCAAACAACAATCACTGCACCAGCTAATATTAATTTACCATCAGCGTTTACAGTAGCTACTCCAACATTAACTCTTGCAGATACATTAATTGAATATAACCAAACGCCTCTTATTGCTTTAGATATAACAATTGGTGCTAGTGCAAATGCATTTATAGCTTATTATCAAGTTGAATATAAATTAAGCACAGATAGTAATTATATTGTTTATGCTCAGGGTGATACATTAGTTCACAGAGTTTTAAATGTTAAAGAACAAGCTACTTATGATGTAAGAGTAAAAGCAGTAAATACTTTAGGTGTTTCATCTTCTTATGTCACAGGACAACACACGGTAGTTGGATCAACTGAACCACCAAGTGATGTAACTGATTTTTCATGCAACATTGTTAATTCAGATGCTCATTTATCTTGGGAACAAATACCTGACGTAGATTTATCACACTATCAAATTCGTTTCTCAACAGAAACATCTGGTGCTGAATGGCAGAACTCAGTTTCATTAGTAGAAAAAGTTTCTCGTCCAGCCACATCAATCACTGTCCCCGCGAGAATTGGAAGTTACCTGATAAAATCAGTTGACAAGCTAAACAATTATTCTGTGAACGCCACCGTAATTGCAACTAATTTAACAAGTGTTGGAACATTCAATGCAGTAACAAGCCAATCTGAACATCCTACATTTTCAGGAACTAAAACAAATTTAACACTAGAAAATGACACAATTAAACTTACAGATTTAACACAAGACGGAACTTATGAGTTTGCTAGTCCAATAGATATAGGTGCTAAACATACTTGTAGAGTTACAGCTTCTATCACACAGTTTGCAGAAAACCCTACTGAATTATTTGATGATGGTAGAGGATTTAGTTTATTTGATAGTGCTACTGGATCATTTGATGGTGACTCACCGTCTAATTCAAATGCTCATTTAGAGATTGCTTTATCAGATGATGGCACAACTTATACTGAATTTAAGAACTTTGTGATTGGTGATTATTCAGCTAGATATTTTAAATTTAGAGTTTATTTAATATCAAGAGATCAAGCAACTACTCCAGTTATAAGCCAAGTATCTGTAACTGTAGATATGCCAGACAGAATATTTAGCGGAAATGATGTAGTATCTGGCGCTGGAACTAAAACTATAACCTTTACCAATCCTTTTAAAACGGTTAACTATGCAGTAGGTATCACTGGTGAAAATTTACAAACTGGTGATTACTTTGTAGTAGAAAATAAAACAATAAATGGATTTGACGTGACTTTTAAAAACTCTAGTGATACAGCAGTATCAAGAACATTTGATTACATAGCAAAAGGATATTAATGGCACAACACGATTATATTATAAGCAACCAGACTTTCCCGTCTTATAGAACAGACCACAATAATAGTTTATCAGCAATAGTTTCAAACAACTCTGGTGCAACAGAACCTAGTACAACATACGCATATCAATGGTGGTATGACACTTCTTCAAACATTCTTAAAATGCGTAATGCAGACAATGACGCTTGGATTAATATTGGAACATTTAATCAAACAAACGATACAGTAGTATTAGTAGGAACTGAAGCTACTCTACCAACGATTACTTCTATTTCACCTGACACAATAGATAATACAGCTTCATCTATTGTTATTACTGGAACAAATTATGTGATTACTCCAAATGTTGAAATCATTTCTACAACAGGTGCAATTACATTTCCTAATTCTGTAACAAGAGATTCAGCTACTCAATTAACAATCAATGTCACTTTACCAGATGACGGAACTTATTTTATTAGAATAGAAAATCCAGATGGTGGTGCAGTGAGATCATCAACTGCTTTACTTA